AGTGGAGTAAATCCATTAAATATTCAAGTTGGAGATATTGTATATAACACTTCAGTGGCAGGAGCAGCAATGGTTACAAATGTAGATAGTGCTACGCAGTTAACTCTAAATGCAAATATAATGACAGCAACAAATGCTTACACATTATATTCAGGCACAAATACCACCGGCTCAATTGAGCCATGTGTATTATACGTTGGTACAGGAGGCGATTTATCGATTATTACTGCAGGTGGAGATTATGCATTTCTAACTAATGTCCCTTCAGGGTCTTTTCTTCCAATTCAGGTAATAAAAGTGAATACGTTTACTACAGCCACAGATATTATTGCTCTTTGGTAAATGATACAAATAGGTATAAATATAGCGGTAAAAGGGGGAGGAGTATCAGCTATATCACCTGTTAATTCTAGCCCACCTGCAATCTCAGGTACTACTACACTAGGTAGTGTGCTTACTACTACAAATGGCACATGGACCAACTCACCTAGTAGCTTTAGTTATCAATGGAAGAGGGGTGCTACTAACATAGGCACTAATTCACCTAACTATACATTAGTCTTAGCTGATTCAAGTGCTGCAATTACTTGTGAGGTAACAGCTATAAATGCAGGAGGCTCATCAGCACCTGCTACATCTAATACAATCACAGCAGCTAATTATACACCTGTTAATTCTAGCCCACCTGCTATATCAGGTACTACATCAGTAGGTAGTGTACTCACTACAAATGATGGCACATGGATTAATAGCCCATCTTCATTTTCTTATCAATGGAAGCGAGGAGCTACTAACATAGGCACTAATGCTAATACTTATACTTTAGTGCAAGCTGATGCAGGACAAAATCTAACCTGTGTAGTAACAGCTACCAATGCAGCAGGTTCAGCTAATGCTACTAGCAATAGTTTATATATCTATGACTTAGATGCACAGAACTTTATTACTACTGCTGCAATAAGTAATAGCACAGAGCAAACAGCTATTAATGATTTAGTGATAGGATTGAAGTCAGATAGTTTATGGACATCAATGTTAGCTGTCTATCCATTTGTAGGTGGTACTTCTACAAGTTGTAAATATAATTTAAGGAACACCGCAACATTTACATTAACTTTTGCGGGGTCTTGGCTTCCTGCAAGTTTTACAAGCAATGGAATACAACCAAATGGAACAGATACATACGCAAATACGAATTTCACACCAAGTACTTCTTGGGCATTAGGAAATAGTTCAATATCTGCTTATTCAAAAACTAATAATGTTATGGCAAGTGGAGTAATTTATGGAGTAAGAGGTGGCGCTTCATCTACTACTTACCCTGTTTTAAATGTGTCTAGTACAAGTAATTTTCATAATAGTAATGTTGTTAATTCACCAAGTCCATTGCCAACAAGTACAGCTTGTAACTTTATTTCAAGTAGAATAAATACAACTAGTGTAATAATGGCTATAAATGGAACTGCTGCAAGTTATGCAAGTTTAGAAAATACTTTAGCTTCTTTAGCAATAGCTTTAGCAGCTAGACGTAATGTTGCAAGTATTGACCTTTACTCTACTAGACAATTAGCATTTGCTCACATTGGTACAGGATTAACAACAGTACAGTGTGCTTCACTATACACTAGAATACAAGCATTTCAAACAACTTTAGGTAGAGCAAATCCATGATAAAAGTAGCAATTTTAACGGAAGAACAAAAAGACTTATTAGTAGGTCAAGAATTTATGGTTGATGTATATTTTAACCCTATACAAGACCTAAATAATAATTGGGTAATTTTAAATGATGCAATAGAACATTGTATTTATGAAAAATTTAATTGGCTTAAAGACTTAGAGATTATACCATACGAGCCTAAAAAAATAGAACTAGATGAAATCTAATTATTTAGCAAGTCTTTATTTTATATCGGGTTATATAACCTCGTTATTTATGATGTACCAAGGTAAAGAATACTACATTGTTTTTGGTGGAATAACATTATTTTTTTATTTAACTTTTAGCTTAACTGAAGCTCTTGAAGACTTAAACTTATGAAAGCACAACTATCTTTATTAATACTATCTATACAATCAGAACTATTGACACTTATCTCTATATGCTTTGCATTCTTTTTACCAATAAGTGGTATTTTAATAATGATAGGAGTACTAATAGCTATTGATACTTTTACAGGGATATGGAAAGCTAATAAATTAGAAGATAAAATAACTAGCAGAAAACTATCTGCTATTATAAGTAAGTTAGCACTCTATGAGGTTACGGTTATAATGTTCTTTCTTATTGATAGATTTATTCTTAATGACATCATACTAACTTTTTTCAGTGTACCATTCATGCTCACTAAAGTAGTAGCATTGGTATTGGCGAGTATTGAGGTAATGTCTATCAATGAGAACTACAAAGTAGTAAAAGGGATAGACTTATGGCAGTCAATGAAACTATTATTTGCTAGAGCTAAAGATATCAAAGACGATATAAATAAAATTAAATGACAACGCAACAGATAACAAAAAAATACGGTACAGCTAATGTAACAGGTGCAGGATACTTAGTGAAGATTAAGCTACCTTATCCTATGCGTATTGCTTGGGACTTAGATAGTTCGGTTAATACCATGATGTGTCATAAGTTAGTAGCTGATAATTTTACAGCTGTATTCAATGAACTACTCACTACATATGGGTACGATAAGATTAAGGAGTTAGGAATAGACTTATTTGGTGGATGCTTTAACTATAGAAAGATGAGGGGAGGTACAGCTTTATCCATGCACTCATGGGGGATAGCAATAGACTTAGATCCTGCTAGAAACTTACTCAAAGAATCATCAAAGACTGCAAGATTTGCAAGACCTGAATACAAGGCAATGATAGATATTTTTTACAAGCATGGGTTTATATCTTTAGGTAGAGAAAAGAACTTTGATTGGATGCATTTTGAAATAAAAGAGTAATGGCTAAGATAAAATTAGAGATAACAAAAAAGGTTAAACCTAAAGTTAAGCGTACAAACGTACACGCAAAAAGTAAAACTTCTAAATTGAAGTCAAGTAAAAATTACAAGAAAACTTATTCAAGACAAGGAAAATGAGAAATTTTTTAGCCGGTACAAAGACAGGAAAGTCAAAGACAGCGAAGTATTATCAAGAGCATCCTGAAGCAAGAAAAAAAAAGGTGAAGTATGACATGAAGTATCATGACACTGAAGAGCGTAGAAAATATCGAAGAGACTTAGAGCGCACTAATAGAAAAAATGGTACAAGTGGCAACCACGATGGTATCGACAATGCGCATGTTTCTAAAAAGAAAACAGTACCTCAATCGCAATCTAAAAACAGAAGTGATAAATCAAATAATTTCTTTAAAAAATAAAACATGTTTAGAGTATTATTATTATTATTTGTGTTGTATGGTTGCTCTGCGCAATACCATTTAAACAAAGCCATTAAGAAAGGATATACATGTGAGCAAACAGGAGATACCATAAGAATAACAACACTAGATAGCATACCTGTTATTATTAATGACACTATAGTGTGGGAAAAATTCATCACTACTAAGGACACAATTATTAAATATAATACCGTTTATGTTCCTAAGACTAGGCAGGAGAAAAGAATAGAGTACAAGTTAAAGATTAAGACTATATACAAAGACAGAATAGTTGAGAAGGCTCAAGCTAAGGCAGATGGTAAAAAAAATCAACCAAAAAGAAATTTATTTTGGATTGGAGTTTTAGTAGGAGTATTAATTTCATTGCTTTGGAAAATATTTATTAAAAAAGTATTACATTTGTAACTAACTTAAATTAAATAAAATGAAAGACAATAATATTCAAGACATTATTTTTGCAACAGAAGAAGAATTAAAAAACATTAGAGAAATGAACTCTGATTTTTCTAAGGCAAAAATGAATCTCGGTGATTTAGAATTACAGAAGCAAAGCTTAATAAAATACATAGATAGTATTAAGGATGTGTTCTCAAAGCACGAAAAGATACTAATGGAAAAATACGGTGAAGATGCTGTAATAAATATTGAGACAGGAGAAATAACAAAAAAACAATAAAGTAAAATGGGAAAAATAAGTACATATTCAGTTTTATCAACACCTACAGCAACGGATAAGTTGATTGGTACTGATGTAACTACAAATAATGAAACAAAAAACTTTACTATTGATAGTTTATTTACTGTTGTTGTAACTTTACCTGTTTTTGCTAATAATGTTGCTGCAGGCGCAGGAGGTCTTGTAATAGGTCAGCTTTATCAAACTGTTACAGGAGAAGTAAGGATTGTAGTATAATTTAATTAAAAAAAATGGAAATAAGAAAAATTTCTGTTGGACCTGACTATAAAGGGGGTGCAATGCATTATATCGTAGGGCAAAAAGTTTTAAATGAAACGTATGAAATTCATTTAATTAAACTTGAAGACTTTACTCAATCTATAAAAATATTCATCATAAACGAATTAAATGAGATTCTTTTATGGAAAGAATTTACACAAACTATTCCAATCT